ACGTGTATTTTTTGAAGTGCCCCCACTTAATGACCAATCAACTGCTTCCGCCGATAAAATTGTTTCTGGCGGATTTTCAACAGTAGCAGGAAATGAAAATATTAGATTTGCTTTAGGAAGTCAAGACAGATTATTACCAACTGACGAAATGTATTTATCGGGACAAATCCTACATGTCGATTCAACTGGTGCCCCTATTTCAATTACAACCGCTGGTGGAATTGATAAAGCCCATTACTCACTAGATAATACAGCAGACTTAACAAAATTCGCAACTCAAAACATCTCAAACTGGGGTGGTCTCCAGACTATGATTAAAAAAATATTTATTCAAAGCAAAAAGACTAGTGTAAATATTAGCGAACATAGAAATTATCCTATGTATGTTTCAGCAAGAAACGCTTGGACTAACAATAAAAGTGATTTCTTAGTATCTCCTGCGATTAGATACTCTGCGGGGGGTGTCAATTCAGGAAATATTGATAGACACACAGTATTCCAGGATTGTGCCTCAACTGGAACACCAGGTCAAATGAATGTTATGACAGGAATAGAAGACCCAGTTTTTGGTAATTCTTTCTCATTTAAGTTAGATACAGCACTACTTAATAATGGACAGCCAATTCACCTTGGTGCCGATTATACAGGAGGAGTTATGATTAACCTTGAACTTAATAACGCAAATGGATTTTATTCAAACCGTTTCAAAGATATGGGAACTAATCAAACTACTGATAATGTTGGTTCTTATTACATCGTTAAAAACTTAAGACTTAATGGTCGTCTTTTAGTCCCAACTCCTCAGGACTTACAGAATTACAACCCTAACTTTATGCTTAACGATAGATTTAACTTAATTAACCAGATTAACTCAAGCACAAACGCCAGCAAATACACTCCTAACGTTTCAAGTGTTCGCTCTATGGTTAATATGTTTGTTGATAATCCAGCACTTAACTCAAGAAGCGGAAACCAGACAAGTTTTAAACTTCCAGTAGGTTGTCAGGAATATCAGCAAAATAAAAATAATGTAAGACAGCCACAGGATTTTGTTGTAGAAGTAGTTCCAAATCTTCTTACTAAGACAAAACAGAAAGGAGCAGACGCGGTAAATGCTTCAACAGTAGGAAACAAAGCCAGTATGGAAGGTGATGCCGAAGTAAGAAACTTATGGCAGAGAGCATTATTGAATGGAGACCTTTCTGGAAAGACAGTATGCTCTATTGGAGTTCTTAAAGAACAGTTAGATGCCGATTATGATACAGCAGGGGACGCAAATAACGGACAAGTAGATTTAACAAAAGCAAACGCTATGGGTATCGGTTTAGATTACACACACCACGCTGGACTTGTAAGCAATTACTCTGGTTCAGCCGATTACGACCTTATACTCAAATCGGGTGTTAAAACTGGAGACGCTGTCTTACCAGCCTCACGTAGAAGCGATGAAGAAACTCAGGAAACATACGTTAAAAATATTGCTGTATTTAATTCACAAACTCTCGTAAAAAATATGTAAGTATAGATTACTTATGAATTGGGCTGATTGTGAAAAAGTATATTATTGGTTTTATGGTAAATTTAGTGAATGGTATTATAATACCCAATACCATTCTTGTGGAAAATGTAAGAAAGAACATTAAGGCGAATTACGATAACATAAATCGCACTTAGAACAAACACAACACTTTAAAAGACAGCAATTAACTGTAATTGTAGCAAGTATTCCTAGAAAGAAAGCAACAGATAAAGTAATAATTTCCATTTGAATATTTATTTTTTTTTAAATTCTAGTATATACATATAAATTTATTATATGGATATTGAAATTTTAGAAGTTGAGCCTAATAAAAAAGCCGATGAAAAGGAAATTTTTAAACTACCAGAAACAAAGAAACCAAAGAAGAAAAAAGAAATTAGCCAGAAACAAAGAGACGCATTAGCAAAAGGACGAGCCCGAGTAAAAGCAAATAGAGAAGCAAAAAAAAAAGAACTAGAAAAAGCAGAACAAGAAGCAGTAAAAAACGCAAAGAAAATTGAAAAAGAACAAAAACTAGAAAAAAAGAAACAGAAAGGGCTACAAGTAAAATTAGAGAAAAAAATAAGTTTTTCAAATGAATTCAAAGAAATTAAAAACGAATGTTTTAAGAATTGTAAAGAAGAAGATAGGAAAAAATTGAATTCTGTTTTAGATAAGTATATAACACCAGGCGATATAGAAAAAGGCAGAGACCATATCCAAGATAAAATTGGGTTTTTAGTTATGAAGGCAGGAGAAAAACTATTAGTAAAATAAAAAAATAACTTTATAATAGATAAGAAATGAGTGATAGAAACGAGCAAGACCTTAATGTATATCCAGTTAATATTGATTTGGATAGCCTTAATGTAAAAGACAAATACCCATTACCTCCAATCCCATTTTTTATGACTATTCTAGGTAGAGTAAAGGCAGGTAAAAGCACCATTTTAAATTCGCTGACGTTAAGTCCAAGGTTTTATGGCGACGATTTTGGAGTAAAAATTTTAATAAGTCCTACGGCTCATAGCGACCCTGCGATGAAACATATTGTAGAACATTTTCAATTTGTATTTGAAGAATATAGCGAACCTTTGCTAGATGAAATTGTAAATTTAGTTGAGAATGATGAGAATGGTGATAGGTATTTACTTGTTTTAGATGATGCTATTACAGGAAATTTTAAACAAAATAAAAGTGGTAAAACCGATGCTTTTAGTAGTCTTACGACAAAATACAGACATATTAAAAATGCTTATACAGAAACCGAGGGTATGTTGTCCATCGTCCTAACTCTCCAATATTTTAAATTCCTCACCCCAATCACACGCACTATGAGTATGGGAATTATTATTGCTGGGGAAATGAGCGAGAGTGAATTACGCAAGATAAGTGAAGCATATGACTTTATGGCTCCAAATGGTTCAAGTAAAGCGTGGATGGAAAATTATAAAAAATGTAAGCAAAAACCCTTTGATTTTTGTTTTATGAATGTTGATAGTATGGAAATGCGACGCAATTTTAATGAAATAGTATGGAGTAAAAAAGATGACTTTGAGAAACGACATGCGACACTTGAACCAATAGAAGCGGAAAAAAAAGAAGAAATTGATTAATTTTTTATTTCAAATTACATAGTATAAAAATGTCTTTAGCAAATTTATTAGCACAGCATTCACGGGATTTGACGGCTGGAATTCAGCATCAAAACGCTGTTGAACAGGACAACGTAGATAGAAAAGCCAACGACCTTGAGGAAAAATTCCAACACGTTAAGGATAGTATTGAGGGGGCTGGAGGTGAAATAACAGCATTAGCAGGGGCATACCATATGGGTCGTAAAATATACCAGAAGGTCCAGGCAAAACGAGCACAGTTAAAAGCAAAAGCAGAAAACCCAACACAACCCGATGAAGACGGAAGAGCCAAAGATGCCTCACAAAATTCTGGGGCACCTGAGCCAGAACCTGGAACACAAGAAAGTGGAGCAACCGCTTCGGCTGACGCAGAGGACGCAAGAACAGCACAAGCAAACGAGGAAGCACAGCCAGACACTCAGCCAACCGCAGATGAACCAAGTGAGGCTACCCAGTCATCGGCAGGGGCTGGGGAAGATACAATAACAGACCAAACAGAAAATATTGGCGGGGGTTCTCGTTATCAGTTAGGAGAGGAAGACCGTATTCCAGGAACTGCCAGTAATCAACCAAGTGGAGACTTATCAAGAAACTTAGCGAGTGATGATAGTCCAGAAACAACAATAGCAAAAACAGGCGGAGTAGATGATAGCAATTCAGGAATAGCAAAAGTAGGAGAATTAGCCGACAGCGATGCTCCAGGTCAGGGATTAATACAAAGAGGATTAACAAAGGCTGGAAATGTTGGCGACGATATTATGGGAGGCATAAAAAATGTTGGTAGAAAAATAGCGGGTAAATTTGCTTCTATTGGAGGGGACGCAGTTGAAGGAGGATTAGAAACCGCTTCCACAGTTTTAGACGCCTTGGGTCCAATTGGCGAAGTAGCTGGGGTGATTACTGGACTTGTAGGATTATTTGAAGGGTTGGGACATAAGAAAAAAGATGTAGCACAGACAGGACAAGAGGCAACTAGTTCTGCTACAGTTTCTGCTGGAGTAGATACTTCCGCACTTACCGAGCAAACCGCCCAATCAGTAGGGACACAAGTTTAAAGAATTTTATTTAATTTTTTTATAATAACCTATTATATAATTCAATATGGTAAGAATGGAAAAACAAGATTTTTGTATTAGAGGAAACTTAGCATTAGAAGCAAACGGAGAATATAGAGTAGTTTTCAAAGAACCAATAAAAGTTCCAAAAGACGCTCAAGTAGTCGTATATTGGGGAAGTGTTGAATTTACCCCAGGAATTTCTTATTTAAATAGGGGATTTAGTATTTTAGCAGATTTGCCTTTAGCAACAGCACAAAACAATATTGGAATTAATGGAA